TGCTCTTGCGGTACTTCTTCGATATCCAGTGCGGGGGGCGAATCTTCGTACTGTTGCGGCTCTTCCATTGGCATGGGCTGAGCCAGCATCGATATAACCGTTTGCTGCACGATGGCCTGCACCTCTGCGGGCTGCATCATCACGCCTGTGACCTTCAGGCGGTTCGTCATGGCCTCATAAGCCTTGATCGATACCTCGTCATCCTTTTGGGCCAACTCCTCGGCCTGCTGTGCCAGCTTGGCATGGGCCTGATCGGCATCGGCTTGGGCTTCTCGGGCGAGGCGCGTAGCTTCTTCAATGGCCTTCTGGGCGTCTGTCAGCTTGGCTTTCAGCTGTTCCTTGCTCTCGCCGCCCTCGCCCGGCTGGAGGATCTCCCGGACCTCAGGCGGGGCCACGGCGGTCAACACCTGGGCCAGCTTGTCTGCGTGCGACACGTCCAGCGTCTGGGCCCAAAGGGGCGCAATCACCGGCATGATGGCCGGATTGGCCCGCATCATCTCCGTATACGCCTCTTGAGCCTGGGAGCGCTGCGTCGAATAGGAAGCGCCGACCACGACACGAACGTCGTATGTGCCCACATTCGGGTTGATCGTGACGCCACGTCCATCGCCCTCGACAAGCGGCTCTTTCTGCTGCGGATCGACCGTGACAGAGCCGGGCTTCGCGTCGATACCCATGATGCGGATCTGACGCTTGGTGTCGATCAGGCGAGGGACCATCTCCAAACACAGGCGGCCAACCTGCCCGAGAGATGCCGCGAGATGGGACGGGAAGTGGGCCGTTGACGCCTCGCCCTGTTCCTTGCGGGATTCAATGGCGATGCCTGATGTCTCGTTCGACGCCTGCCCGAGGTTGGCCGCATACATACCGATCGTGGCCTGAACGTCCTGCTTGGCGTTCTCAGCCGCGCCCATCAGGTTGTTGAGGTTCACTGATGGCTGCATGCGCGACGGGGCCGGGATCGGGGCGCCCATATCGTCAATATCGTTGTATGGCAGGAACCCACGCGATTCGACGCTAGCGCGCTCCCACAGCTTCTCCAGGCCGCGCACAGCACGCACAGACGCAATCCACGGGGCCTTTGGCGCCTGATCCATGTAGGCGCGGATCTCAGACACGGCGCGGTTATACGCCTGCTGTGCGGAGCGCGCACGACGCGGTAGACCGCAGTAGCTCATGCGTCCGTCCGCGTAGCCGACATACCCATACACAGGGACGATGCCAATGCCTGAGGCGGGGTACTCGCGCTCCTCTTCCAGCACCTCAGCACCAGACATGCGGCGCCATTTGACGCACTTGTACGTGTCTTTGTAGGTGCCGATCACTTGGAGTTGCTGGCCTTGCTGCGTCGCAATGACGAAATCATCCTCCGGCAGGCTCGATTCCTGGCCCAACTCATCCGTGTAGATAACGACGGCGCGCTTCTTCTCTTCGGTGCGCCATTCCTCTGCGACGATGATCGACTCGCGCTCATCGGCAGCATCATCGTCGCCAAAGCTCACCAATTGGGCATCCTTGCCGTATTTCCTGGCGAATTGCTTTTGGGAAAGAGGCGTCAGGAGGAAGCCGAAGTCGGCATCGGAGCCGTCGAGTTCGACTGACCACGGGTCAAGGAGCACCCGGAGTGGATCGCCCTCAGAGCTAATCATTGGCATCTGGTAGTTCAGAGCCCTGTCCGTCACCTCTGGGCGCAGGATGAGATATCCCACCCCAGATCGGGCCGCGCTGGTCAGCGCCCGCGCGTAATGCTGCCACGCACGTGAGGCGTATTCAATCGCCCTGAATACCCCATCCAGTTGTTCGGCAACTTTTACATCCGCCCCGCTGTCCACTGGGATGACATGGATCGAAGGAGGCCTTTTCTCGACCTGACCAGCAACGTTTGCGATGTATTGCCCCACCAGATCGAATACCAGACAAGGCCTCGCCCCTCCCGGATCGCGCTCCCGCGCTGCCTTCTCTGCGTCATCCCATTGACGGGGATTCGAGGGGTCTGAAAACTCAAGATCTTCTTTGATCTGCTCCCGCTGGCTGGACGTGACATCAAGTGCGTCCTGATATGCCTCGACGGAATCCTTGACTTTTGAATCCGTTGCCATTAACGGGATCTCCTGCGCTTTTGTCGGCGCAGTTTACCGTACTCCTGGCAGGAAGTCGTACGTGGAGCCGTGCAAGCCGTTGCTCAGTTTGTCGGCAACGATTGCCAAATACCTCCAAGCATCAGCACCGTGAGACGCATCATCGTGCATCGGAGCGCCGAACGTGCCGTTTGAGTGCTGGGCCCGCTTATACCGCTTGAGCGAGTTCAGCAGGTCGCCAGCGCCCTTATCCATGTAGACGCGTGGAAACATCTGGCGGGCGGCCCGAATGCCGTCCTCAATCCCGATATTGGGCACGATCTGTACCTTGCGCTGCATCGTCCGCAGCATTTCCTCGGTGGATTTGCCGGTGTGCGTGTTCTTCGCCCGTCCGTCGTGGGGAATCCAGTCAGTACCCCAGCGATAACCCAGAGCGTTGAGTTCGCTCACATAGCTGTCGAGCGTGCGCAGGTTATCCATGATGCAGCCGATCACCCGAAGCTCTGAGGCGACGCGCTGCACCATGACGATAACCATCGAATCCTGCCAGCCGAGGTCCCAGATGGTGTGGACAGGCAGCAGCGGATCGTAGGGAACGCGGGTAACGCGCCCCTCACGCTGCATAGCGTCGATTTCCTTGGCGTAGATGGCGCCCTCGACTGCTGGGCGGCACTGCCCGTTCCAAATTGTCTGATACCCCTCCGGGTCGCGGGCCAGAGAGGTAAGTCGCTCCTTCTCCAGCACCTCAGGGAAAAACGGGTTATCCGTCCAGTTCACACGGACAACGATGCTATCTGGTGGCGGATCTGCCACGAAGTTCGCATATGTGTAATCCGTGTCTAGCTCGGGGTTCAGCGTCATCCAAATCTCAGAGTTCGGCGCCCGAATGGTCGGCGTCAGCACCTCCCACGATTTCTTAGTGATAGCGTGCGCTTCCTCTGCCCATGCAATCCGAGCGCCCTCGAACGACTTAATGTTGTGCACACCGTGCTGCCTAAGCCCGGCATAGACGAACTGGGTTTCGATGCCAATGGCCCGGATCTCGTTCGAGAGAACTTCGTACCGGCCTCCCAAGTTCATGGCCTGTATTTGCTTGGAGAGAAGTTCGTGCACCGACTCGTTGATTGATTTCTGCGTCTCCCGACAGCAGAGCACGCGCCCTGGCTTAACCAAGCCGTCGATCAGGAGCTTCCTGGCGACACCCCAACTCTTTCCGGAACCACGGCCACCCCATGCCACTTTATAGCGCGCTGGTGGCTCGAACTTCTGTATCCACTCGGGGAATTGGATCGTGGTCATTTGGCCTGTTTTGCTGCGGCTCGCCGTTTACGCATGTACTCGCGCTGGTAGGCGACCTTATCGAACCCTGGCTTGTCTAACAAAACGGCACCAATCGGCTCGCCTTGTCTAACAGACTGGTCGCCATTGTCTAACAAACGGGCCGCCCTTCCGCACGTCAGCATCGGGCTATGGTCGCGCTTGCAAGCTTTGCAGATCACTCTTCCACCTTCTTCGGGCTCACGTACTGAACGGTGATCTGGAGCGGTCCACCATCTACACCAGTCACCTCTGTCTGCACCTTATCTCCGTAGAGTTTCGGGGCAATCTTCGAGGCTCGCCAGCGGTAGTGATGGGCCAGTTCCTTGGCTTTGGCTAGCTCGAAGGCGTCTGTGGCGTTCGCAATCCCTCGCTCGGCTTTCTCGTCCCACGCTGAAGATGCCTTCGCTCTAGCCTCGCGCGCGCGCACGGAACGCTCCTTGTCTGCGTCGAGCCACTCAAAGAACGTAGTCCGATCGACCTTGAACTTGTCTGCGATGGCCGAGAGCATCTCTCCTGCTCTGATGAGGGAGAAGATTTCCTCTTCGCTTTCCTCTAGTTGTTGGTTTTTTGTCTTGCCCATTTCAGCCCCCAATCAGCATCCGCCAAGCGCGCTCACTACCTCTCGCCGGAATCATGGAACTGAGCATGCTCCATTCGCCGATATGCGTGATTCTCCCATCAAGGTCTCTGTCGATCCGGCGCCCCTCGCAGACGATACGCTCCCCGTCCGGGCGATACCGCATCTGCGACTCACTATGCCCGAAGAGAAATTTCACCTTGTATTTGATGTCGTCGCTCTGCTCTAGGGGTTCTGTCTTTGTTTTAGCCATTCATCGCTCCGATGCGGGCTTGATGCCTCTTCCACAGCCAATCGCGGCGATGATCTTCCGCTTGACGCCAATCCTTATACGCACCGTCAGGTGTCTTCCCCATTCCGAGAATTTCTCCGGTCTTACAGACCCAGTACGGGCCAACGGCTGTTAGTGCTTTGTAGATCCTTGGCTTATCCATCATTCCTCCATTGCAGTCTATCGGTCAGACAGCCACGCCAAGAACCAGCCAACCACAAACGCGACTGGGATCAGCATGGCAACGATTTCCGGAATGCTCATTCGCCCACCATTTCGGATGTCTGGCAGTGTGCGTGCCCGTGAAGCACGGCGACGATCAGCCCTTGAGGCACGTTTAGCGACTTGGCAAGCTCTATTGCACTGGCAATGTCGGCATCGAGTTCCTGGACAAGTCGGCATGTATCCGGATGGATCTGCCCAACCCCCAATTTAACAACGTTGCTCATAGCTCCACCTCTTCCCCTAGCTTTGATGCCACGAATGCCCGCATGGCTGCGATTAGCGGTGTTGGGCCATCACCACGGCCGGGGTACATCTGAGCTTGCCAGCCCGGCCTAATTCCCTCAAGGGGCGCAAGCAGCTCTATCTTCTCCCGCTCAATGATTGGGCCGCCAGAAGCCCATTCGGTGGACGGGCTTCCCTGGTTCTTTAGCGGCTCCCATCCGCCTAGCTCGCCATCACTGCCGTACCAACGCACGACATGGCGGCAGTCGATCTCTTCGCGCAGCTTGTCGAGGTCGCCATTCTCCCATCCTGGCTCATCCTCCACCACGAGGCGACCATCTGCCAGCGCAACAGCCGCGTCCAGCAGCGCACCCGTTAGCTCCGACACCTTGTGTTTCGTCATTGCCGCTCCCTAGGATAGCCACAAAGCCAAGACAACGGGGGCGGTCACCATAGCCGCCACTGCCGCAAGGATCAGCCGCCCGCCATCTCCATCACCTAACGCCCTCACAAGGCAACGCCGGGCGAATCGGCCGAGCATTGTTTTCGGCACATCCTCAGCCCAATTGGCGTATGCGCTTTTCGGGTTGCCTCCGATTCCAGTGTGGAACCTGTCGGCACAGATCCAGACAGTGCCGCACACGCCGAAGTAACTGACCTCCATGTACCGAATGCGCGGCTTGTCCATCACTTCTCCACGCCGTACATAAAGAAAGATTGGCCGACAGGCACGGCCGATGCGTCGATTTTGGGCCACAAAAGACTTTCCGCCTTCAGTGCATCAATCCGAGCGTAGAGTGCTTCTCTTTGCGCCTTGTTGTCCGCACGCTTGAACACTGATGGGATGGTCGCTTCGAGCGACTGCGACTCTCGCGCCACTTTTCGCTCCAGCCATTTGCTGAAAGCGTCAGACACCTTCATCGCCATTGCTCGGTCTAGGTTCTCTTCCCACTGCCGCTTCATCTCCTTTGCAGCCTCCTTCACGTACTCGTCCGGAAGCTTGGCAGTGCACGGGATGTCGTGGTTATGGCGCTCGAACTCCCGGATTGGGTCGGTTTTGGCTGGCTCCTGGCGCTCGACCTTCTTGCCGAGAGTGCAGGGGATGTCTTTGTCTTGAAAAGCTGATGGAAGAAGCATGCTTGTCTCCGTTCTTAGAGAATAAACCGAACCTTCTCCCACCACACCGCTAGCGCGATGGCGGAGATGGCCGCGAAAAAGATAACCACGTCTTTGACCGTGTTCCAGAACTTCTTGAGTTTCTCCCTCATGTCATTCCTTAAATCAACTGCCGCTGAGCCTCCGACCTTCCTAGTCTCTCGCTCGCCAGCTTGAAGTATTCAGCCTCACGCTCGATCCCGATGAATCGGAACCCCTCCATTGCTGCCGCCTTTCCGGTGCTTCCGGACCCGGCGAATGGGTCGAGCACCACGCCACCGGGCGGCGTGACCAGCCGACACAGGTAGCGCATCAGGTCTGTGGGCTTGACGGTTGGATGGGTGTTGCCATCGCCGCGATCTTTCTTGCTGGCCTTGGCGCAGTAGAAGAACCGCGCGGCGCTGCCGGTGTCGCCGCCTATGCCGACAGGACGGAACGACCTGCTAGTTTGGAAGTCAAGTCCCTCCGATTTGTAATCTGGACGATTGCCTTTAATGCCACTGCCGCTTGTCGACTGCGGAAACGCCGCCAGGACCTCGTCGCTGCCGTCGTGGATGATGTTTGCTGGCCAGCGGCCGGACGCGCCAGCATATGTCACACCATCTGCCCCCCATACTTGAGAGGTCGCGTCATCACGATTGCCGATCCGATTCCCCTCGGCGTGCGTCGTCCGTGGCGCACCCTCCACCCGGCACCCGTCGATGTTCATCGCCCCGGTGCCGTGCGCCAGCACGTTGGCCGCCACGGTGCCAATGAGCGGCTTGCGCGCCACGACGATGGGCTCCCAGGCGGGTTTCAGGGCGGTGCCCCAGCCTTGCCATGCGCCGTCAAGGTTGTGCGACTTAGGGAACCCCGATCCATACACCCAGCCGATTTGATCGCGGATCTCAAAGCCGGCATCCTCGACGGCGCACACCATGCGGTGGTACGTCCGCGTGCCGCTGAAGGCGAGCAGATGACCGCCCGGCTTGAGCACGCGAAGGCACTCAGCCCATACGCCTACTCCCGGCACATCGTAATCCCACTTCTTACCCATGAATGAGAGGCCATACGGCGGATCAGTCACGACAGAATCCACAGAGCCACCCGCCATGCCGCGCATTACGTCCAAACAATCGCCGTGATGGATCACTGATTCCATGTCTTATTCTTTCGGGTCGAACTTCCGGATCCACTTCCAGATCCCCAGCCTTGCCTCGTGGAATCTGGCCTTGTCCGGATATCTAGTCCTGATGAGCACCTGGAGTTCTTCCGGATTGCCTCCTAGCGCCCTGTGCGCTGCTGGGCTTTGTGCCATAGCTCTGCACCAGCATTCCATGCATTTGTCCTGATAGTGACCAGTCCGGGCGTTTTTCTCCGCCTCTTCGCATGCTTCGCAATTCACTTGTCTGAATCCTCAGGGATTGGAGCGAAGAACATATGGGTCATCAGGACAACCGTGAAGATCACCCCAACGAGGAACCCGATAACCCCGCAAGCGAACATTGCTGCTGCATCCATAACACCTCCAAACCCATCCATTAACCATCCATTAGATGGACCAGTTCTTCCTAACCCACTCGCATTCCCTCAATGCTTCCGAGAGAGTTTGCACGATCCTCGTCACCTCGTGGTTGTAGTACCACCACGTTTCCTGCTCTTTCGTTAAGGCTTGTTCAGCCTTCTTTATGTCTGGCCGTTTAAGTTCTAGGAACAGCGAGCGCCCATTAACTATCCGAACCATGAGGTCTGGAACGCCGCCGCCTACCGCGCTGAGATCATGGACTTCATAACCATAATCCCGAAGACCATCGCGGATGGCTGAATGGTTAGCGTCCACCCTCTTCGCGTGCCTCACCACGGAAAGATCCTGAACCCAGCCACTACTGCGCCAAAAAAGAACCCGACCATCAGCCCGACCACAGCCACCTGGACGATCGCGAAGGATAGCGACACAAAAAGCTTCAGGAGGGTGGTCATGTGAGCCCCATGTAGATGGCGCAAATGAAGGCAACGGCCAGCCATGAGCCGAACCACAGCGCCGCCACCAGCCCCAGGTCGCCCCTGCGCATAGGCGGCCGATCTTCCTCGCCGTATCGGCCCTGGCTTGAGCCCCAAGAAGGCACGTCATTCTTCATGTCATTCCTCACAGTTGAATCACATCGGCGCTAGGCCGCCGCTGCCTCTGGATTTGCTCCAGCCGACGACAGGTTATCTCTGTCGCCATCGTCATTTCCTGCTCGCTCAGGCGCTCCAGGCACTGACCGTAGATGTCGATCAGCACACGGACTGCCTCCAGCCCCTTACCGCTCATCCGGATGGCCTTCCCGGCCCTGTATCGGCCTGCTGCCTCGACAATCGCCTCGACGCCTTCCTCAACTAACGGGCCAACTTCTTTCCCGTCCATCCTTCCCATGCTCTGGACCAAGGTCTCGCAGACGTTAATCACGTCCGACAGATCCTTCAGTTCCTCGACAGTCGGCGCACTCCCTGTCGCCACAGATTCAAGCGCCGAGAGATAGCGGGTCATCACTGCATCACGCTTCTCTTTCGCTAAAGGTCTAAATATCGCAAGCGGATCGTTGAAAACTACCCTCGGCTTCCTCTTGCCTCTTTTTCTCATGCGAACATCCTATTCCAGACCTGTACTAAATCTGGTTGACTGCAAATAACTGCCGCAACATTAACCGGCTTCGGCTTGAATGTCACCTCGGATTCACCCCAAATGACGCAGACTTTCCCCCGAGAACTAGGCAGTATTGTTTTATCCACTGCCGATATCATGCCTGTGCGATTTAAGCGCCTGATTGCGAGGTCGACGGTTTCTCTGCCAATCCCCAATGCCTGCGATATCTGTAGCGCGCTCCCAACATTCCCCGCCTCGAACCACTCCATAATCGCGTTGAAGGTCTGGTCGTGTTTTATTGGTCTTCCCATACTACGGCCTCCAGTTGAACACGCTATATGCGTGATCCTTCCAGCTATATCCATTTCTGATGGACCAGATAGTGCGCCTGTGAATCCCCATACGATTGGAGATTTCCACGTTCGACTCCGGGCTGCTTTTGATTTCTTGAACCTGCTCTTGTGTGAGCTTCCGATTCGCTTCGGCCGTCTTCTTCCTTGCCGCGATAGTCTTCGGCTGCCCCTTGAGTCGACCACTTTTCGCCAGAGCCTTCCTGGATTCTGCGCGGCTTCCTTGCTTCGAATGGTCTGGATTCACGCAATCGTCCGACTTGCAGCATTCACGCGCATATGCCTCATATCCAGGCTTGATCTTTACCCCCGCAAGAATCAACGCCGCCCTCCTTCCCCGCAGGGCCCTTCTCTTCCCCTCATGGTAGATATTGACCACAGGTGCGCCATTGAATGTCGCGCCTTTGTAATGCCAACAGTCGTTGAATTCGTCAACGTCACATCGCTCCTTCAGGTCTTCAACCGTATGGATGCCGCCTAGGTCTTTTCCTTTTGTGCACATTCTCTGTCCATTACTCGCCTGAAAAACATCACCTTTTCATACCCCGGTTCGCACAATCGCTCTGGTGGATCGTCGTTCGTCTCCCTGTCGGTCGGGCATTCGTAGTGCTGGCATTGCTCGCGGTATCGGCACCATCCGCCCATACACGGCTTAATCACGATGGCCCATGGCCTGACGCCATGCCTTCTTCTGCGTATAGCTCAGGCGCTCTCCCGCCTCTTCCCTAGCCATCAGCGCCCGTGCCCAGGCCCGCTCATCGGATGACCCAAGCTTGAGGTTCGAGAGGATTGCAGCCACCCTGGCGCGGTCTGCGCGTGGTTCTGGCAGGGCGGGCCGGTAGTAGGCCGGGCGATTGATTGCGAGCTTCCTGAACGCCGTGGCGGTAGGAGGCGGCTTGTCGTCTGGAAGGTTGTCCAGCGCATAGGCGATGGCGTCGAAGTCCATCCCTGCGAGTTCCCGGGACCAGTCCTCTTTGACGAAATCCATCTCGATCCCATCCCAGAGGCGGATCCAGGCAGCCCCGTAGCGAACTAGGAGCCGGGCAAAGATCCGATCAACGGCCCGGCGCGGTAACGGCTCAATGGAGTTTGAGTTGCCCATCGTCCACCTCCTGAATCGGACGGGGGCCGAGAAGACCACCAGTCATCTCTGCCACCCTAGCCCGCTTTGCGTCCACGTCTTGCTGACGAAAAGAGGCGGCTTGCTGGGGCTGCCGGTTTTTGAGCGGGAATACCCCACGGTAGCCCATCATTACCGACTGCCAGAGCACCTCCCCATTCGGGTGGCCCTGCGATTCAAGCCTCTCCAACTCCTGTATCGTTCTCTTCTCAGCGAGCAAAGTGAAAGGTGCCCGCTTCCCCATTGATTTCCGCATCTCCAAAAATGCGGCCCATGCTTCTTTGTCTAGCCATTCCGGCATTTCTTACCTCGACAACATAACTTCGTTGTTCTTGGGTGGACTCTTGTCTCGGAGTCAAACCAATCTGAAACCCTCGAAATCACTCCTTTCGGTTAAGACATAGGTTCCCCAAGGGTGATAGCCCCTGACTGGCTATCTATCCCCGTCCAGATGTCTGTATCCCACCCGACAACCCAACGCACCCATGAGGCAGCGATTCATCGATACAGGATTTGTCTTCACCACTCGCCCCTGTACCTTCTGCGGTCCCTCGCTGACAGGCCGCTCGGCTCGCATCCGGGTGGCGGACGGCCGGTGTTTCTGACTGGCGGCCCATGCAGGCCCACTCTTGACGCAAGTCGTGCGGTCAGATGAAAAGCGTTCGGCCAAAGAAAAACCCCAAGTACTTAGCGGGGCTGGCCCTTGGCTGGGCAGTCGGGAGAAGTAGCGCTTCGCCGGACCACGCAGCCCCGCTAAAAACTCGGGGTTTGTGTCGATTATACGGTGCCGCGCTACGGCTGCCAGACTGCCACATCTGACGGGCGGATTTTTCCTCAGCAAATCGGGCTTGTCCACAACTTTCTGCAAGAAAGAAAAATTGTGCGCCGCATCAATGGCCAGATTTGCCGACTGCATCACGAAATCTCCGAGAAGCCTGGACGTTCCGCGCCTTCGGAACAGCGAGCCATCCGAGGCGCGTCAGGGTTCGCGCCGTCGATTGCGAGCCACTTCTCGCACGTGGCGTGCGTTGGACATCCGACACCGAAGCAGACGCTCGGGAGAGCATCACGCTCAGGGAAGACGTTCACGGAGCGGCGCCTAACGATGTCTGGATCGCTGTAGCGGCCCATGTCATCCATGAGGGCATGATCTTCGTTAACGGGCGGCAGAGGCTTGGCGCCGATGCTCAGGAGGTAGTCGTCGCGCTTCATCACAGATCCCGCGATTGCATCGCGAAGGCAATGCGGCAGTAAGCGGAAGCCCGGGCATCAGTTACCGACGTGCCGCCCGCCACGAAGTCGTTCGCGGACAGCGGATTCCCACGGAGATCAAAGTTGTACAGTCGGCCGTAGCCATTGAGGCAGTCCGACACCTCAACGACTGCAATCCCGTAGTACGCCCGCCGGTCGATGCTCTGGCGCTCGATTGCCAGGAATCGCGCGTTCCCCTTCTCGTTCATCAGCGTCCCCGAGCCAGAGCGGAGGTGCCAGGAGGCATTCTGGGCACCAGCCACCTTGATCCACTCTTCAGCCTGGGCTGACATGGCAGTCAGCGCGATGAGGCTCCCTACGATCGCTGCTTTCATTTCTATTCCCTTTCCTTCTTGGTCCTGGTGCGTGGCATGTGCCTGAAGCCGTAAACCAGCTTCTCCCTGGTGACTTCGCTAGCGTGCTCCGTCTTGCCTGATCTGATGAGCCAGAGTGTTCTCACACTAACTTCACTGATTTCGGCAAGCCGGTTGATCTGCGCTGTTGATAGTCCTTCGAGCTTTGCTCGGATCGCTGCTGTATTCATGTGCAGCATCTTAACTGAAGACG